CGCCGGCGCGCCCCGCGTCTCCCCCGCCCCCCCGGATGGATCGGCGGACGTCCCTCCGTTCGGAAGGGGCGGCGAAACAGGCCCATCACCGGGGCCGGGGGTATCGGCTGCGGATGCCACTTATCCGATATCCCAAGGGACCGGCTGCAGTGCCTCTTTCAGGTATAGCGGGTGGCCAGGGTGGCCTCCCTTGGTCATCGACAGGCTGTACGGCGTGATGCCTTTTGCGCGCATGCGGGCTTTCATCTGCTCGTCACGGCCCAGATGCCCGCCATGGGCGCCCCAACCGCAGATGATGCGATCGCAGGCGTCAATCGCCGCATCGATGAACGTGTCGTTTAAGGGGCCGACCGGATCGGCGGCGGACTTCATGTCGGCAGGATCAGTCGCTCGATAGGCAAAGGAATTAAACAGCAGCAATCCGCCGAAAGTCGGCGTTCGGCTGGTCACTGCGCGACGACGTCCGCGCACCCATGTCGAATCGTCCACGAGGTGCGACGCAACCGACGGGTTCAGCAGATTCATACCCAGAAACGGATCGAGGCTCCAAGTCTCCCAAAGCAACCAGCGATACTTGCCGCATGGCGACATGATTGCCCCGCGCTGTCCGAACATATGGGTCTGAACGACGTCGACCTGCTGGCCAAGACTGCGCCCCAATTCCGCCAAATCCATGGCCGCCTGCAAAGCAGACCGTTTCGCGACCATCACGCTCTCCCCTCGATCATATCCGTCATCGCCTCGATCCGCCGCGTCGGCGGTGGTGGCGCTGCACCCCTGAGCTTCGACGATTTGCGCGCCGCCGGCTCGGCGAGGGGCGAGGGCCGCATCGCGGCGCTCAATGGGCCGCCAAGCCCGACGGCATCGCGATAGACGACGATCACCGCCTCGCTCTCGATCCGGTCATGCACAGGTTGTCGCCGCGCTTTCAGTACCGCGTCTATTGCCTTCGGATCATAGCCCTGCACCTTCGCCTCGGCGCGCACGGCGCGAATATCCTCGTTGATTCCGCGTCGCTCCTCGATCAGGCGCTCGATCCGCTCGACAAAGCCGACCAGATCGGCGTCGATATGACCGTCGCCGCTGGCATCATCGAACCCGCATGCCGCTTCCCACTGCGCCCTCCAGTCCTGCAGGGTCAGGTACCGGACATCGGGGTCCGCAATCTGCTCGCCATAAGCCTTAAGCTGCTGCCATACGGCCGCCCACGCCTCGGGCGTGTCGCCGGCGCGCGCCGCGAATGCCGCATCGCCCAATACAGCCTGAATCGACCTTGGTCGATGCGCCGTCAGCCACCCCGCCAGCGCCTGCGCCGGATCTTCCCCCGCCGCGACGCTCGCCTGCGCCAGATCGTCGGGGTCGCTCCCCTGCGGCAATGTCCCGATCGTCAGCGACCGGCCCGGCCCCAGCATCGGCAGCGCCGTCTCGGCCGCGCGCACCGCCGCCTTCATGCCCGCGGCATCGCCGTCGAACAGCAGCAGCGGGCAATTGTCGACCTGCCAAGCCCGCTCGAGCTGGCCGGGCGTCAGCGCGGTCCCCATCGGCGCCACCGCGGCAAACCCCATGCGGTGCAGCGCGACGACGTCGAAATACCCTTCGGCGATGATCAGACGTCGCGTCACGCGGAACAGCTCGCGCGCGCGGTGCAGGTTGAACAGCGTGCGGCCCTTGTCGAAAATCGCGCTCTCGGGCGAATTGACGTACTTCGGTCGATCTTTGGTCTTGGCGCTGCCGCTCGCCCCGTGCGCCTGCGGCACGTCCCGCCCGCCGAACCCGACGATGCGCCCGCGATGATCGTGGATCGGCACCATGATCCGCGATTTGAAGCGGACATAGACGAACCCGCCTTCGCTCCGCCCGATCAGGCCGACCGCCATCAGGTCGCTGCGATTGAACCCTCGATCGCGGAGCGCGCCATCCTCGGGCGCGAAACCGATGCCGAATTCGTCGATCACCGCCTCGTCGATCCCGCGGCACGTCAGTTCGTGGCGCGGGATCGGATATTTCGCCAGCTCGCCGCGAAAGACCGCCTGCGCCGCCTCCAGCGTCGTCCGCTGCCCCGCGATCTCCGCCGCGCGCTTCGCCGCCTCGGGCGACGCCTGCGGCGGCTCGACCCCCGCCTCGCCGCACAACTGCTCGACCGCGTCGAGAAAGGTCAGGCTGTCGTGATCGGTCAGCCAGCGGATCGCGTCGCCATGCGCGCCGCACCCGAAGCAATGGTAAAACCCCTTCTCGTCGTTGATCGTGAACGACGGCGTCTTTTCGTTATGAAAGGGGCAACACGCCTTAAATTCGCGCCCCGCGCGCGTGACCTTAACCGACCGACCGATCAGGTCGGACAGCGTCACGCGCGAGCGCAGATCGTCCAGAAAGGCGGGACTGAAACGCATCGGTCAGGTCAGCTCGCTTCCGCCAGCTTCGGATTGGCCAGCGTCGACCCGACGCGAAGGCCGGGAATCGGGTACGGCTCGGCAACCGCGCGTTCCTGATCGACGATTCCGCGCTCATGTTTCTTCGCGATCTGGATCACTCGGGAAATCCGGTCGACGCCACGGGCGCACAGCGCCATCTCGTCGACCGCCGCCCGCGCGGCCTCGATATCGCCCTGCACGGTCGCCACGATCAGCCTGTTCAGCGCCTGCGCGTCGACGGAAATATAGTCGGTCGCCATCGTCCCTCTCCCTAGATCGCCATCGGCATAAGGTTGCTGTTGAAGCCCGATCGCGCGGCTGCCACGATGCGCGTGCCGCTCTTGCTGCCGCCTCCCTTGGGATCGACGACTTCGGGCAATTCCATGCTGATCGTGTCCGCGCTCGCGGCGGCGGCGACTTCGCGAAGATAGGCGGCGTTGAAACCGATGCGGAAATCCTCGACGTCGCCGCTGGCGGGAACCTCTTCCTCGCCCAGGCCAAACTCGGCGCTCTCGCACCGGACGACGATCCGGTCCTTCGCGAATTCCAGCACGACCAGCTCCGACTTTTCGGCCTGAACCTGCGTCGCCCGCCGGATCGCCTGGCGCAGCGCGCCGCTATCCACCACGACCTCGCGATCGGGTCGCGCTTCGGGCATCGCCCGCCGCCACTCGGGATAATTGCCCTGGATCAGTTTGGCGGTGACCGTCCACGGCCCCCACGTCATGCGCAGCCGCTCGCCCTCGGCGTCGCGCGCGATCGTCAGCTCTTCGTCGCTGTCGCGCAGCAGGCGGGATAGCAGCGCGGTCAACCGGCTCGGCATGATCGCGGGCGTCCAATCCGCCGGGGCGTCCCCGACTTCGGCCTCGCAGATCAGATGGCCGTTCGTCGCGACCGCCAGCAAACGCCCGTCGATCTGCGCCAGGCATGTTCCGCACAGGAAAAAGGTCGCTTCATTCTTGCTCTCGGCAAATCCGGTCCGCTCCAGCGCCGCCGCCAGATCGCCCGTCCGCATCGTCAGCACCGGACCGCCCTCGGTAAAGCTGATGCGCGGGAAATCGGCGGCGGGCAGCATCGGCAACTGATATCGTCCGCGCCCCGCGGTCATTGTCATCCGCGACGCCTCGGCGCCCAGCATCAGCGCGATCTCGCCGCCCTCGTCGCTCGCGCCGACCAGCGCCTGCAACCGCTTCGCCGCCACCGTCGTCGCGATCGGCGCGCCTTCGCATTTCGCATCGATGCGCGCGCGGACCTCGACGTCCATATTCGTCGCGGTCAGGCACAGTCCGGCGCCGTCGCTCTCGACCAGCATGTTGTTCAGGATCGGAATATCCAGCTTCGATCCGACCACGCTTGCGACCTGCACCGCGGTCAGCAATGCCGCCCGGTCGGCGACAACCGCCGACTCCGCTTTCTTCCCTGCCATATTAACCTCCTGAAATATCCGTTAAATGTGCGGCCCGATGGCATCGCCATCGCCGGGCGGGCCCACGACCGCCTGCAATTTCCTGAGTGTCCGCGCCGCACGGTCCAGGTCGCCGCCGACGACCGTCGTCTCGAGCAGGATCAGCGTCAGCTGGTGCGCCTGCTGCGCCTTCGCGCGCAAAGCGCCCCGCGACGGCAGCGCTGGCCCTACGTCGGCGAACGCCGACAATTCTGAAACGTCTGCGGCCGCAGCGCCCATCACGCCGCCTCCTCGGCTTCGAGCGCATCGAACAGACCGCCCGACTTGCGCGTCAGCGACGCGATATTCTTCTTTGCCTGCGCGAAATAGCTGGGCTTCAATTCGATCCCGATGCCCTTGCGCCCCATCTCGACCGCGCAATAGACTTCGCTGCCGATCCCCAGGAACGGCGTCAGCACCGTGTCGCCGGGGTTCGACCACAGGTCGATGCACCGCTCGATGACGTCCAGCTGCAGCGGGCTGATATGCTGCTCGTCCTTTTCGGCGCGCCCGTCGCGATACTGCAGCACGCGCGTCTGGTTGATGTCCATCCAGACCGGCGACGCGTAACGCTGCCAGACCTCGATCGAGTACCAGTTGCGGCCGTCGTCGGGTGCGGTGAACTTCGCCGGATCGGGGCCGTCGCCCTCGCCGATATAGCGGTCGAAACAGCCGGCCACTGGCTCGGGATTGTCGCCCGGCTTGCGAAACGTCAGGATATAATCGGCCAGCCCCTGCCCCGACATCGCGCTATCCTTGACGATCTGCTTGTGCAGCAGGCGGATCGACTTCGTGCGCTGCTGCGCGACGACGGGGTCTTTCCAGATGCAGACCTCGCTGTGGAAGATCCAGCCCGCGTCCTCATAGGCGCGAACGATCTCGCCGCGAAAATCGCGCATGCCGATATGCCCGTGACGGATCTTCGACATGGGAAGCTGCATGCAATGCACACTGTGCAGCCGCCCCGGCATCGTCACGCGGTGCAGCTCGCTGATCAGGAAGGCATAATGCTCCCAGAATGCGGCGCCTTCGTTGTTGCTGATATCGCGGTCGAAGTTGCTGAACTTGTACAGCCCCTCGAACGGCGGCGAATGAATGCCGTAATGCAGGCTGTCGCCGGGCAGCGCGCGGATGATCTCGCAGCTGTCGCCCTGATAGATGGCATAATCGTCGGTCACGACCTGATCGACCGCGCAGATCACGGGCTCGGCTTTCGTCTTGGGCATCACGCGGCCTCCAGAAACTTGGGCAAGGTGACCGGCACGGTCGGATTGTAATCGCCGCGATCGCGCGTCATACCGCGCACCGCCTCGCTCGACAGGTCGGCCATGTGCGCGACCATCGCGGCGGCCATGCGCTCGGCATCGGCCTCCTTGCGGCGGATGTTGGCGACCGTCGCGCCCTCGGTTTCGGCGGCGACGATATGGCAGTTGACGGGGCGCGTCTGGCCGAACCGCCAGAAACGCCGGATCGCCTGATAATATTGCTCGAAACTGTCGTTCAGGCCGATAAATCCGGTGTCGGCGCAATGTTGCCAGTTCATTCCATAGCCACAAATCGACGGCTTGCTGATCAGCACGCGGATGCGTCCTTCGCTGAAATCGATCAGCTTGCGCTCTTTCACCGTGTCGCGCTCCGACCCCGCGACCTCGACCGCGCCGGGGATCCTCGCGGCCAGCGCTTCGCTCTCGCTGTTCAGGTTGCACCACCAGACGAAAGGGCGGTCCGCGGGCGTGATCGCGACGCCGTGCGCCACCCGATCCTCGACGCTGTCGCGCCGCGCCGCGATCCGCTCTTTCAACGTGATCGCGGGCATCGGGAACAGGTATCCGCCGGTATTTTCGGCCGCGATCGCGACGTCGTGCTGGTGATAGGTCAGCGGCGGCAGATCGTACCCGTCATTGGCATAGCCAAGGTCGCTCGGCTTGCGCAGCATGACCGCCCACGACGCCATCCACCGCCAGAATTCATTCTCGGCATGGCCCTTCAGCCGCCAGTCGCGCACCGATCCGCCGTCGTGGACGAAAAAGGTCGCCAGCATGTCGGTGTACGACATCGCGCCCAGGAACTCGGCATGGTTGCCCAGCTCCATGAAATCGTTCGGCGCCGGCGTCGCCGATGCGGCCAGCCGGAACGGCACGTTCGCGCATGCGGCGATCAGCGCGCTGCGATAATGCCCCGTCGTCGATTTCAGGATGCTGCTCTCGTCCAGGATCACCCCGGCGAACAGCGTCAGGTCGAAATGCTCGATCTTCTGGTAATTGCTGATGTTGATGCCGGGGCGGCATTCGGCCTGGCTCGACACGATCCGCGCCGCGATCCCGAACTTTTCGGCCTCGCGCATCATCTGCGCCGCGACCGCCAGCGGCGCCAGCAACAGCACCATGCCCCCCGTCGCCTCGGCGACCGCCTGGCCCCACGCCAGCTCCATCAGCGACTTGCCGAGCCCGGTCCCGGCGAACAGCGCCGCCCGCCCGCGCCGCAGCGCCCAGACGACGATATCGCGCTGGAACGCGAACAGGCATTCGGGCAGCGCCGGGATATCGGTCAGCCCCGTCGCCGGATCGCTGATCGCCTTGCGCGCGAGGAAGTCGGCATAGGCCCCCGACCGGAACGTCGACGTCATTATGCTCATTTCGCGTCTCCCGCCACCGGCACGCCCAGCCGCGCGCAAATCCGCGCCCACAGGCCATAACCCGCGATCGATGATACCCCGGCCTTGCGGTACGCGGCGGGCAGCGTGGCCCCGTTTGCGACGGCCTCGGCGATCACGTTCATCTGCTGTTCGTCCTTCGCGCTCACGCCGCACCGCCTGGCACGACGGCCAGCGCCGTGCGCCGCGCGCGCACCGCGCGCTGTTCGTGTTCCATCTGCAATAGGCGCGTCGACAAAGCCCGCGCGGCAGGTCGGGACAGCTTCACGAAGCCCCCCAAGCACGATCGGCACCGGGTCGGCGAACGGATGCGCGACCAACGCCGCATCGATCGCGCTGATCAGATAGCGGTCGCCCTCGGTCACGGCGCCACCCATCCCGCGCGCATCGCGCGTGCTTCGACAGCGGCGGCGTCCATCACCCGCCCATTGAATTTCCAGTGATCGCCCTTCGGATCGGTCGTGCCGTCGACGCGGCAGCGCCAGATCGGCCCGATCTTCTGCAGGTGGCGCACCGCGTCCTGCGTCGGGGAATAATTCGGGACCGTTAGCGGCGCCGCGCGCAGGCGGTTCGCGGGAAACGTCCCGCGGGCAAAGGCCGCGCGTCCGCCGTTCACCGACCGCTGGTGCAAGTACGCGGGATCCTTCGCGATGCCCAGCGACCGCGCCTTGAACGAGACCGCCGACAGCGTGCGGCCCAGCATCGCCGCGACTTCGGCCGACCTGCGTATCGGAAACTCGCGGCGCAGCGTCGCGACCTCTTCCTCGCTCCAGTCAACCCCGTCGCTCGCGCGCCGGATGCCTATCTCGTTCGCCTTCTTTTGGACCGCGCGCCACGACCGACCGAGCACCGCCGCGATCGCCTTCCATTCGGTTGCGGGGGCCAGGCGGCGAAGCGTCGCCAGATCGTCGGGCGTCCAGGGCGAATTCATCGCACTCATCGCGCGCCGTCCTTCGTCGATTTGCCCGACGCGACGATCGTCACGACGCGGGGCAGACGGGGATCGTTCGGCACCGCCACGCGGATCAGGCCGCGCCGCTGCAACAGCTTGATCCGGTACGACGCGGCATTTTCATCGGGCAGGCCCGTCGCTTTCGCGATCGCGGCATTGGTCGGGCACGCCAGTCCCTTCGCCACCGCCGCCAGCAACAGTTTCAGCACCCGCCGCTCGGCGGTCCCCGCGCGGCGCGCATGATGGCCGCCACGGCCGCCCGCACGCCGCGGCACCGGCGCCTGCCGCTCGATATAGCGCGCCGACCGGCGCTGGACGACGAAGCTGTACCGTTCGGGCCCGATCCGCCGCCGCGGCGCGTCGATGATTCCCGCCTCAGACAGCACCCGCACCGCCGCCGCGGTCGCGGCGGGCATGGCGGGGCCGACGCCAAGGCACAGCGATGCCCCCGGCGCCGCGTCGCGCGCCCAACTCTGCAGGTCGTCGCCCCCCATGAACATCAGCAGTCGACCTGCATCGCGATCGCGGCTTGCGCCGCGACATGATGCTTGCGCAGCTCGCGCCGCACGGCCGCCAGAAAGGCGATGAACCACAGCCGCGGGGCGGTCAGCGCGACCTTCAACCCGTCATGGTCGATCCAGACGCCGCAATCGCTGCCGCCGTCACTCGGCATCGCCAGCGCGGCGTCGATGCGCGCGCAAAGCCCGTGCGCTTCGGCGATCGTGAAATCCTCCGACGCCCGCCAGTTATGCGTCCATACGCGGATCTGGCCATAGCTCGGCCGCAGTACCGCGCCGACGCTGGTCGCGATCGGTGCCGAACTCGCGTACATGCCGCCATGCGCGGCCAGGTGATGCACCGCGCCCATCACGCCGGCACCATTTCACGCTCGATCAGCTGGACTTCCTCGGCGGTGAACGCGATGCCCGCGATCGTCAGGACCTCGTACCCATCGGCCAGCGCCGCCGCCTCGCGCAGCGCCGACAGACGCGTCTCGTCGTGCGGCACGGTCGACAGCAGCCGTGACCGGCGATCCTTGAACGGCTCGGCGATCATCGTATCGGCCGCCGCGATGCGAAGCATCTCGCGCGTATCCTCGTCGGCGCGCGGCAGATGCTTGCGCGGCTCGATCAGCTTGACGCCCTCGCCCGCGGCGATGATCGCATCGCGGACTTTCATCTCGGCCGCCGCATGCCCGCCCAGCTTGGCCAGCACGTCGCCGACCGCGCTCAACTCGGCGATCGCATTATAGGCACGGTCGGCCAGCGCCGACATGCGCGCGACCTCGGATCGCGTCGCGTCGGGCTCGATCCCGTGATAACCCTTCGGCTTGGTCGGCGCGGCGACCGCTTCGCCGCGCTGATATTCTGTCATCGACCATGCGACGATCTCGGCATTGGTCGCCTTGTGCAGCTTTGCCTCGGCCTTCGCCCGGTCGGGCTCGCCCATCGCCTCGCTCCGCAGCAGTCCGGCATAATGCAGGATGGTCGGCGGCGACAGCGCATCGCCGCCCTGCAGGACGAAGATCGGCTCGTCGGGCTTCGCGGTTTCCAGCGCGTCATATTCGCCAGCGCGTTCGCGGGTGCTGATCTCCGTCATGCTGCGACCTCCATCCCGTGCCAGCGCCGCAGGTGCGATTCCTTGAAAGTGATGCGTTCTTTGATTCTCGCGGGATCGAGGTCGAATATCGCAATGGCGCGGGCGCACCCGCGGCGAACCGCAATCATTTCTTCGGTCAACCAGGCGCGGTTCAAGACACCGGTCGAGGGCTCGGTTTCGTCGACCCCTTGAATGATGCAACGCGACACCGCCGCCACGCACCGACCCAGCGCGCTCGTAAGGTCCGTGAGCGCATCGGTGTCGATCGCTTCCAATTTGATGTCGCTGACCCGAGGAAGTTCGATATTGAACAGTTCGGCGACGAGGTCCTGGTTGCACAGGACGTCAGCGACCTCCTTCATCAGCGCATCATCCGAGGCGTACGGCGTTGACGCGGCGTCAACGCATTCGCCCAGTTCTTCGGCATACTTTCCCAGCACCATCAGCATGCGGATGTCGGTAATCGGCATCCACGTTGAGGGGTCATCGACAAAGTACTTCTCGCCCATCAACCTTCTCCCTCGATAACCGCCAGCGCGGCGTCGATCGCGACTGCGACCCGGATGACATCGGCGATCTGCGCGCGCGCGGGCGTCGCCTCGCGGCTCGTGACGCGCCCGTCGGCCAGCGCGGTCAGCAGCGCCTTCAGCGCCTCGCCGCTCTCGCCCGAAAAGCTGGCCGCCATCGTCGTCAGCTCGGCGCCCGTCGGCACGACCTGCGGCAGGTCGAACAGCACCTTGCCCAGCTCGCGCGCCAGCCACTCGGTGACCGGCGTGCCCAGCCCGCGCCCCTGCGCATATTCGTCCATCGCCAGCGCGCAGTCGGCGGGCGGAAACACGGGCTTCTCGTTATTGTTCCAGTCGCCGACCGTCGCGGTCGACCGGCGCGTTTCGTCGGCCGCGCCCGCGATCTTGCCGCACGCGTCGATCGCCGCGCGCACCGCGATCTTTCCCCGGACCTGCCGCGGCGTCATGCGCGCACCGCCTTGACCGGCGATCCGGTGACATGCTTGATAGTCACCTTCGCCAGGTCGAGCACCGCGCCGGGTTCGGGCGCACCCGCCCTGACGATCCGGGCATTGGCAAGGGGGTGATCATGGCAATCTACGATATGGTCGGCGGCGTTCCCACCGTTCAGGCCAGCGGCGACGGGGTCGCGCTCTGGACCACCCACCCCGAAGACGGCGTCGTCGGCTTCCGCCTGACCGCTGCCGGCGCCACGACGATCGCGCTCCGCCTCCTCGCGCAGGTATCGCGCCTGTGCGGCGACGATATCCCGGTAACGCCAGCTTCGGCCTTTGCCGTCCGTCACGGCGTGTCGGCCGAAGGTGAGCCCATTCACCTTGTCGGTTTCGAGGTCGAAGATGGAGTGATCGCGGTTCAGCTCGACCCTGACAATTTCTCCGATGCGGCTGCGTCCTTCGCGGCGCACGCGCGCGAGGCGGATCGCGTCCGCAGGCCGCGCCCGGACGCGGGCTGACTTTTTCAGCACCATCAGATAGCCCGGACGCCAGACGATGCTGGTCGCGGCTGCGACGGGTCGCCCATCGCCCCCGGCGGGCAGGCGCCTGAGCGGATGAAATTCGAACGAGCCGCTCATGCGCGCACCGCCTGACCGGAAATTTCATCGGCCTTTCCGGTGGACGGATCGTCCGTGGCAGCCGTAGCAAGGACCGCATGGTCATCGCCCTCAACACTGCCCGGACGCCACGACTCAACTTTCTCCATCGCAGAGAGATGATCATCAGTCAGGCCATCGAGCATCGCATGGCGCCAACCCGTCTTCCGCAGGATGGTGATCGCCAATCCGATGGCTGGACGGCGGGTGCCGCTCAGAATCATGCTCGCATAAGACTGGCTTATCCCGACCGCGCTTCGCAGTTCAGAGGGTGAGGGTGCATCTGACATGCCTACTACATCACATAATGTGATATTCGCTGCAAGCCCAAAATATCACAATTTGTGTGGCGAAATCGCCATCACATTTTGCGATGACTTGTCGATGGTGACCGAAGATAAAAACGGTGGGCCTAACCACTTGAAAGCATGGCGCGAATTTCGTGGCCTGACGCAGGATCAGCTCGCCGACGCTGTCCGGACTACGCAACACCAAATTGCATACCTAGAAGCCGGAGAGCGAGGGCTGTCCGCCAAATGGCTGCGTCGATTGGCGCCAGCGTTGGACACATCACCTGGAATGCTTTTGGACCACGATCCGTCGATGCTCGACAACGACATCATCGAAATTTGGGCGACAGCAAGCGCCCGTCAAAAAAAGCAGCTAAATGAGATAATCAGGGCTGTTCTCATGACAGGCACGAATGATAAGTAGCGCACTCGGCTCTCGCCGTGGTTAGGGAGGATTGTGTTGAGGGCGCTCTACAGGATTTTTCTTCTGGCAGCCGTCTCCGTTGGTACTGAGCCTGCGACAGCTGCCGAAGAGCCAGTGGCTCATTCGACGATTTGCCCTTCAACTCCAATCCCGATCGCCGCAGCGAATTTCGTCGCAAAGGTCAAACGCAGCGCTCTTTTGAATGAATCGAAAGACGAATTCGAAACGACATCCCAGCATGATGACCGGCTCAGCCGCTTGGCGAAAGCTGAATTTGGCGACACGATGAGCGTGGCAACAGTCCTGCCATCGTATGTGATCAAGTATGACGCTGACACTGGCATATTAACGATCGATGTCGCGCGATCCGACATTTACGCGCGCCGCAGCGATTTGCTTGTCACTGAAATTCAAAGCATATCCCGAACCACCGGCTTTTATGACGCGCAAAACGCGTACGGGGTCAGTTTCGAAGTTGAGAAGCAATCGATTACTGAATTCGTTATCGCGTGGGGCGATGGCCCTGCGCCGATATCCGGCGTAAAGGCGTGGGTGAAGGTTCCCGCCGAGGAAGCGCGAGCGCTAAAGGCGCATGCCGAGCTGGTCGTGGCAGGTAGGCTTCGCAATCCTTTCCTTGAACGGCGATTCGACTTGCGCGCGGCCACAATGGATTCTCCAACGCGCCGCGAGATTGAAAGCTATGCGATGTTCCTGACTCCGTCCTGCCTTTACCTTCGTAACGTCAACGGAAAGCCCTACGGGCTGCAGATCGGGAAATAAGAAACGAATCGACCCGAATTCGAGCAAATCACAATATGTGATGTTTTGAGTTGACCAAGTAATCACAATATGTGATTTATCGCCTCGCCGGATCGTCCGGCGGGGAGAATTTGCATGCGTCGCACCCTGTTCACCGACCAGCGCCCGCGCCAGTCGCGCGCCGCGGCGGTTGTCGCCTCGCTCTTCACGCGCCGGATGGTCACGCGCCTGCTCGTCACCGGCCTGCTCGCGCTCGACTTCTACTGCCTCTCGATCATCGTCGAGGCACGGCCGTGATCGCGCTCGACCGACGCCCCCGATTTCGACCTCTGGACAGGCTGGTCGTCGAGACTTCGGAGCGGCCGCCCATGAACCCCGACCGGCACAGTAGCGCTACCGTGACGCCCCTCTGGCTTCGCGAGCTGCGCCGCGACAAGCGGGAGCAGGTGCTGTGAGCGAGGCTGCGCGCGAAATGCCTGGCGATCCTCCGGTTTTCGTCTTCGGGAGCAATCTTGCGGGCCGTCACGGGAAAGGGGCCGCGCTTTGGGCGCGTCAACATCGTGGTGCGATCTATGGGCAAGGAATCGGGATGCAAGGCAACAGCTATGCCATCCCGACGAAAGGATCTCGCCTCGAGATACTGCCGATTACTGAGATCGCTGTTTATGTTTCAGAATTTCTCGCATTCGCGCGGCGCAATCCGGGCCGTTTGTTCCAGTTGACGCCTGTCGGCTGCGGCCTCGCCGGCTACAGCCGGGCGCAAATCGAGCCGCTTTTCGCGGATGCCCCGGACAACGTGCTTTGGCCGCCCGAATGGTGCGGGACTTCGGCGGGGTCAGCATGACCTTCACCGGCCTTCGCTCCACCGATTACGAAAAGATCGCTCGTGCCGAGGCCATCGGCCGCTCGCGCGCGGCGCGCGCGAACCCGGCGATCACCGCCGATCAGCGCGACCTCGACGAGCGTCAGTGGAATGCGATCGCCAAGCGCGCCGCCTACTTCCGCGACGACCGGATCGAAAGCCTGTTCGAGGGAGAGACGGCCGACCGCGCCCGCGCGATGGCCGCCGCCGTCATGCGTGCCACCCAGGCCGCGCTGCGCAAGTGGCGCGAAGAGGGCAAGCCCGGCGGCGAGCCCGAGGCCCGCGCCTTCCTGCTCTTCGCCCTGACCCGCAAATTTGCCGAACTCGGCGCCGACCCGACCCCCTACGTCGACGCCGACGGCGCCATCTATTTCCACGAACCCGAAAGGACCGCCGCATGACCACCCCCACACAGACCGGCGATAAGCCGATGGTGACGCCAGAGCTGTTGCCGTGCCCGTTTTGCGGCGGTGATGAATTCCTGATCCTGTCGAACACGCTAATAGGCGAGCATTCGTTCTGGGGCGTGGAATGCGGCTGTCACGTTTTCGGCCCTACAGCCACCCTGCGCGCCGAAGCCATCGCCGCCTGGAACACCCGCGCTCAAGAGACACTATCCCCCGAACATCCCCGCTTGGGGAGGGAGGAAATGCTCGAACGTTACTTGAGGCGCGCTCGCCGCGTGATTGGCGAGCGCCCCAGCAAGATCGCGGACGACATCGATGCCTATTTCGCGAACTCACCCACCCCTCCCGCCTCCCCCGAGGCCAGTCCTTCGCTTGGAATGGGGGACATTCAGGATTTCACGGCCGAGCATGATGACGAAACATACACGATCCACTTCCCAGACGGCTACGCGCTGACAGCTTGGAGTGACGGACGGCTCGTTATCACCAAGGTAGACAAGCACTTCAAACCGTTCGCCGTGAACGTCGCCGCCCTGTCCCCCTCCCCCGATCTGGCGGAAGAGAACGACTGATGCGCGCCTTCGTCTGCATCGGATTCGCGATCATCGCGGCTCTCTGCATCATCAGCGTCATCGCCGAACGATGCACCGCCTGCTGCAACGGCGAGCCCTGCAATCCCGAATTGCGCGCCCGCGCCACCCTTCAATCCATTTCCACCGCAAACGGAGGGCCGGGGCGCGACGGCGGGGAGCAGGCCGCATGAAGCCCGGCATCATCGTCGACAATTTCGCCGGCGGTGGCGGGGCGTCGACCGGGATCGAGGCCGCGCTGGGCCGTGCGATCGACATCGCGATCAACCACGACGAAGAAGCGATCCGCATGCACGAGGTCAACCACCCCGGCACGCATCATATCCGCAACAACGTCTGGCAGGTCGATCCGCGCGACATCGCGCAGGGGCGCCATGTCCAGCTCGCCTGGTTCAGCCCCGACTGCAAGCATTTCAGCAAGGCGAAGGGCGGGAAGCCGCGCGAAAAGTCGATCCGCGACCTCGCGTGGGTCGTCGTGCTGTGGGCGCAGCGCGTCAAGCCCGACCTGATCCTGCTCGAGAATGTCGAGGAATTCCGGACATGGGGGCCGCTATGCCCCGACGGCTATCCGATCAAGGAACGCGCCGGCGAGACGTTCGCCCAGTGGACGAAGGCGCTGCGCAAGGCCGGTTACACGATGCAGTGGAAGGAACTGCGCGCCTGCGACTATGGCGCGCCGACCATTCGCAAGCGCTTTTTCATGATCGCCCGCCGCGACGGTCAGCCGATCGTCTGGCCCGCCCCGACGCATGGTCGACCCGACAGCCCCGACGTCCTGTCGGGCAAGCTGAAGCCGTGGCGCACCGCGGCCGAGATCATCGACTGGTCGATCCCGTGCCCGTCGATCTTCGAACGCAAGAAGCCGCTCGCCGAAAAGACCCTGCGCCGCATCGCGCACGGCATCATGAAATTCGTCGTCAACAATCCGGCGCCCTTCATCGTGCCACTGACCCACGCAGGGGGCGAGACCCGGGCTTACGGCGGAAGCGATCCCCTTCCGACCGTCACCGGCGCCAATCGCGGCGAAATGGCTGTCGTGGCGCCGCACGTGACCAAATTTAGGGCAGGAGCGATCGGGCACGCCGTCGACGAACCCCTGCATACGGTCACTGCCAATAGCTTTGTGAAGCGCCCGGGCGGGGCGGCGCCTCTGGGCGTCGTCGAGGCAACCGTAGCGCCGGTCATCGTGGGTTGCGGAGGTCGGCGCGGCCAGAGCGCGCCGGTCGGGCCGCAACAGCCCTATCCGACGACCACGGCAAAGGCCGACGCTTGTCTTGCCGCCGCGCACCTTGTGCATATCGGCAATGGTGAACGCGAAGGGCAGGCGCCCCGCGCGATGGACGTGGAAAAGCCGCTCGGAACGGTCGTCGCCGGCGGCATCAAGCATCACGCGGTCACCGCATTCCTCGAGCGCCAGTTCGGCAAGAGCAAGGGCGCCGCAGCCGATCAGCCTGCCCCGACAACGACAGCAGGCGGCAGCGGCAAGACGGCGGTCGTTGCGGCCCATATCGCGCAGTTCAGCGAGACGCGGGAAGGTCGCAAGCTGAACCCCGGCCACAGCGCCGAAGAGCCGGTGTCGACGATCGTCCAGAAGGGGCCCCTGCAGGCTGCGGTCACGTCGCATCTGCTTAAGCTGCGCGGGACCAGCGAAGCGCATATCGCCGCCAGCGCCGAGGCTGTCGCCGAGCCGCTGAACACGATCAGCGCGCAGGGCCTGCATATGGCCGAGGTCCGCGCGTTCCTGATCAAATATTACGGGAACGAACAGACCGGCCACGGCCTCGCCGACCCGCTCGGCACCGTGACCGTACAGGATCGCTTCGGGCTGGTGACGGTGACCATCGACGGCGAGGAATATGTCATCGTCGACATCGGTATGCGCATGCTGACCCCGCGCGAACTGTTCAATGCCCAGGGCTTCCCGCCCGATTACATCATCGACCGCGACGCGCAGGGCCGCCCGATCACGAAGACGGCGCAGGTCGCCAAGTGCGGTAACAGCGTCTGCCCGCCCCTCGCCGAAGCGCTTGTCCGCGCGAACATGGCCGAAGCGATCGCCGAGAGCGAGGCGGTGGCGGCCTGACATGGGTAAGCACGTCGCCATCGCCAGTATCACGCCCCGCTTGATCGACGAGGAAACCGCGGCGCACTTCCTCGGCCGCAGCCGGTCGCGCTTTCACGAGCAGGTCAAGAAGGGCGAGCTGCCCGGCCCCAGCGATCGCAACGGCAACGTCAATCTGTGGGATCTGGCGCTGCTGCACCGCTATGTTGACGGCAAGTCGGGAATCGATGACACCCTGTCGGGATGGGATCGGTGAACATACCCGGATGCCAGCGCAAAAAGGGCATCCTCTATCGTCGCTTTCGCTACCGCGATGCGGAGGGGAAGCGCAAGGATATCTATGTACCGCTGCCCGAGCCGACCGATCCCGCCTTCGCTGGCGAGCTCGCGCGCATCAACCGTGAATATGCCGAACCCGAGTCGCCGCGACAGGGCTTCAAGCCCGGCACCTTCGGCGCGCTCGCTCTCGAATTCCGCGCCGCGATCAACAAGGGCTGGACGAAAAAGAAGCGCAAGGCGGGCGCGCGGCCCCTCGCCGCGGCGACGATCGCCAATTACAGCCGCTATCTGGGGATGATCGAGGATGGCACGATCGTCTTCCACAATCGGCGAACCCAGACGCGCACGCCGCTGCGCGACCTCGACGTCGCCGGCGTCCGCGCCGCCCATATCTATCAGCTGCGCGACGAGATGGCCGACACGCCCGGCAAGGCGAACAACTTCCTGAACGTGATGAAGCTGATGCTCGTCTATGCGACGCAGCGCGACTGGCGCAGCGACAATCCCGCCAGCGATATCTCGCTGCTACCGCTTGGCGAGCATGAACCGTGGCCCGCCGACGTGCTGAAACAGGCGCTGGAGGGGGCAGGGCCGATGCTGCGCCTGGCGATCGTCACCGGCCTTTGCAGCGGCCAGCGGATCAGCGACTGCATTCAGATCATGCACGGATGGCTGAAAAGTGGCATCCTCGAGCTGGCGCAGATCAAGACCGACGTCGACATCGCGATCCCCGTGCATCCTTGGTGGCGCGCCGAAATCGACAAGCTGCCGAAGAAGGCCGTGACGATCCTCTATGACCGCACCGGCAAGCCCTTTGCGTCGGAAGATGCGCTGCAGGCGCAGGTGCGCCGCCTGATGAAGGATCTCGGGCACGTCGACGAGAAAGGGCAGGCCGAATATACTTTCCACGGGCTGCGCAAGAATGCCGCCTGCTATCTGGTGGAAACCGGCCTCAGCGACGACCAGGTCGGCCGCCTGCTCGGCATGACCGCCGAAACCGTCCGCCACTATACGAAGCGCGCCAGCGCCTACCGAATCGCCCTCGACGTGGCCGACACGGTGACCGCGATTCCGCTGTCGAAAATGGGCCGGTAACGAGCGCTGGGGGAACCAGTGGGGGAACTGCTGGGGGAACCGAACAAAAGAGGGCCGCAATTTCGGCCCTGAAACGACGGAAATCCGCCGATGGTGACCCCTACGGGACTCGAACCCGTGTTTTCGCCGTGAAAGGGCGACGTCCTAGACCGCTAGACGAAGGGGCCGTCAAATCGGTGAAGCGGGGCCTTAGACGGGCGTTCCCGTGCGGTCAAGCGCGCGCGCAAATTTATTGCGCCATCGCTGGTCCTCCAGTCGTCCGTCCGCCCCCAGGCTGGCAGGAGCCAGCCGTCAGTCGGCCCACGCGGCATCCTCGAGGTGGAGTTC